ATTCCTCACGGATCCTATCTGGTTTGCCGTTCGCTGTGCCAGCCGACAGACAAATGGACAGTGGTTGCAAGCAATTCCGAGCCCGTTAAGCTGCCGGAAACGCTGCGGCCGCTGCAGATCGGCGACCGCGTTTTGGTCGTCATGACTGGAAGTAAGGAGAGTCCGGAGGTCGTCGTGGTGGACATTGTGGAGGAGGGATAGCATGCCGGACCTATTTCCAGATGCGGTTGTCGAAGATTCCGAGGATGAATCGACGGCAGAAGAGTTTACCGGATATAAATCGGCGCCCTATTTTGACGGGAAAGATTTTAGCCGGGACGGTGCCCATCGTGTCGTTATGGCAAACGGGGCCACCGCCTGGGGACAGTGGTGCGAAAAGTGCTTGAAAACTCAAAAGGGTGCGAGTCCCTATTATCCTGATTGGTATGGTGTCGATTGGCGGCGCGTGCTTTCATGCGGCGACCGTGATCTCGCGGAGAATATCGTTTCCCGCGAGATCACAGATACGCTGAAATCGGATACATACGGCCGGCTGGATCATATTGAGAGCATCGAATGTTCATGGAGCGACACATCGCTTGACGTTGTAGTGGCGGCCGTTGGGATAGACGGCAGCACCGAAATAATAACCGTTTCACAGGGGGTGACATAAATGGATGACTTTGTGGCCCCTGATTTCTTAACCGAGGACCAAGATACAATTTCGAAGCGCATACAGGAGTCTTTTCCGCCTGACATTGATACATCGGATGGAAGTTTTGCGGGAGATACTATTCGGCCAATCGCCTCAGAGGAATCACGGTTCAAGCAATTTACGCTTGTTCAGGCGATTAAGCAGATATTGCCGCAATTTTCCGATGGCGAATGGCTCGATTATCACGCAGAAAATGTTGGGCTTGTGCGGAAAGCCGCAGTCCCGGCCGTTGGCAGCGTAACGGTAACGGGGGCGGAGGGGACTTTTATCCCCGCAGGGACGATATTTTCGACAGCCAGTGCGAACGATACGCAGTCTTTAGATTTCGCGACTACTTCGGATGCGACGATTCCGGAAGCCGGGACGGTAGACATTGAGGTAACATGCACATCGGCCGGCGCAAACGGGAATGTTCAGGCCGGCACGATCATCTTAAAAGGCAGCGATACTGCGTCCGGAATAACCGCTGTTACCAATCAGGCCGCATGCGCGGGTGGGACAGATGAAGAAAGTGATGACAGTCTGCGCGCCAGAATCGCCTATTACAACAAAAACCAGATTCGATCTTTTGTCGGCAGCCCATCGTTTAT